AGCGAAGACTATTAATTGTTTTAATGAATTCGTTACAAACCCTAGAAAACGGTAATCAAAAGTGTTTAATTCGACGTTTATCTCGCGAATATTCTGATTTGTTACCCAATTACGTTTCGATTGACATTGAAAAAGAAGACAAAGGGGATACTATTTTTACTATACAAGATAAAAAAAACACTACATATCGAATTCAGATGTCTAATACATACCCGTTTGTGCCTCCAAAAGTATTTGTAAATAATAAACCCTATTTAAATTATTTATGTATACATCAGCCACTATTTAATAAAACGTTACGTTCTATTAATGGTAACAAGTGCCTATGTTGTAGTTCGATAATTCTAAGGCAAAATTGGACTCCAGCGTATACATTAAAACATGTGTTAAAAGAAGTGGATGAAAATAGACTTTTGAAATGTCGCATTGTATGGAAGTTGTTAGCAGACAAGATAAAAGACACATATCTTATTGCGGATATTGACCTAGATTCATGGCTTTTTCCAATTCCAAAATAACATTATTAAGCGTCTGTAATATTGAGTAGTTGGAGCGCCTCATTACACGCTATTTGCTCTGCCTTGCGTTTTATTTTGTGTTGACCTTGTCCTAAAAACAAGAATATCTTTCCATCATTCAATGCTATATAATCTTGTACAGCTTTGAAACTATTGAGTGTATTAATGTTTATCGCGTTTTCGATTTTCATTGAGTATATTGGCTGACCAACGCATAAGAAAACACCCATTTTGTAGCCTTCATCTAAATCATGTTCTATTTGTAAATAGTGCGGAGTAACCTTGAATTCCTTTTGTATTTTGACTTGAAGAATATTCTTATAATTGTCATCATTTTGAATCAGCGCAATCCAGTCAATATGCTTTTCAAAAACAGATTCAATGAATTTTTGCGCCATTTGAAATCCGGGCCCGGTAATAAACATATCTTGAAACCAACCCTCTTCGTCGTTTACAATAATTTTATTGAAATCGAGAAAGAGTGCGCCAATAAATGACTCGAATAAGCAGCCCAGTTTTTTCAAATTGGTTCGCGTCTTTTTCTCCTCCGCATTCCTAGACAAAATGAGCCACTTGTGTAGTCCCATTTCCAGCGCTATTTTACCGATGGCCTCGTTCTTAACAATTGCGATTTTCTTTTCTGTCATGAATCCTTCGTTGCTTTTCGGAAAACGTCGATACAGTAAATATTTAGTAACACATTCCAAAATACCGTCGCCTAAAAATTCTAGACGTTCATTGGATTTACTGCTTAATGGGAGACAATCTGTTGGTCTCTCTACAATCTTGATATTTTGCTGTATGTTTTCAAACTCTGGACGCTTCGTATAAGAACGGTGAACAAATGCGCGTCGATAAAGGTCTATATTATATACTTTTGGCGGAATTCCATATCGAGTAAGAATAGATTGAACATCGCTCAATCTAATCTCACTATTTAGTGAATTATATGGGTTAAAAATAAGTCCATCTTCGGACTTGATAATATCATCATCGTGTTTCGCTAGTTCAAATTCGGCTGACATTGTATAATAATATTGGAATATCTCTTTAAGTTGTTTCGCGATATATATTAAGTAACCCATTTAGAGAAAAAAAGTTAACTAATTAAATATGAAAATCCGATTACTCTATGATAACATTACCCGGCAGTGCGTAAACCAACGCATCGTATAACAGCAATCCTTGCTTGGTCGTAAAAGTTTTATACCCTTTTGACACCAGTTGTCCATATTGGTTCCAACGCAATTGTCGAACCTTGCTATTCTGATCTACAAACCCATACCCACTTTGGATCCATTGCTCTTCTGGAACTGGAATTTCGAATCCGCCCTCGGCCACTTTTGCTCGCTCCAATGGTGCTTCATTTTCGTCTTTGTGCTGATTATAATAATCCAGAATTTTCTGGAATGTTTCTTTGTCAATGGTTTCTACTAAGACCCGAATCGTCATTCTCTTTTTATCTAATTATGCGTTCATCTTTAACGCAATTTAGATTTCAATTTTTTTATATTTAAGAAGAGGGCTTAAAGAGAATGTAACATACTATCTATAACATACCATATCATTAACAATGACCGAAACTTGGAAACCCATCGACAATTTTCCCAACTACATTATTAGCAGCGAAGGTCGTATCAAAAACGTAACTACTAATCTGTTTCTAAAAGCATCTGTAAAATGTGGGTATTATCATCTTAGTCTAACTCATAATAAGATTTCAAAAACATTGAAACTTCATAGGTTAATTGCTCTAGCGTTTATAGAAAATCCCGAAAATAAATCAGATGTAAATCATAAGGACAAAAATACATTGAATAACGATATTAGTAATTTAGAATGGATGACTAGAAAAGAAAATAATTGTCATCGTCTAAAAGATTTAGTAGTAACAACTAACAAAAATAAACATATTGTTCGCATATGTAAAACTACAAACGAAATATTAAGTAAATATAATTCGATTGAAGACGCGGCTAATTGGGCATTTAATAATGGATTTACGAAAAATACACATAATGGTAGAAACGCGATTGGTAATTGTATTACGGGTTTATCAAATTCCGCTTACGGTTTCAAATGGGAATTAGAAAAAACAGTTGATAATTTACAAGGTGAAGAATGGAAACAAGTTATAATCGAAGGGATTAATGATGATAAAGAATATTATGTTTCTAGTTTAGGCAGATTCAAAAATAGCCAAGGAATTATTATGGATAATTACAAGGTGAATCCAAATGGTTACATTCGTGTATATATTTATAACAAAACATACGCATTACATAGATTAATTGCTATCGTATTTTTAGAAAATACACTAAATAAAGAACAAGTAAATCATATTGACGGCAATAAATTAAATAACGCGGTAAATAATTTAGAATGGGTAACGAATCAAGAAAATCAGATACATAAGTTTCAAATTGGTTTAGGAAATAATACTACTAAGAGGGTAGGTCAGTATACACTAGATAATGTATTTATACAAGAGTATCAATCGATTGTTGCTGCTGCGAAATCTGTAAATATTAATAGAAGTGGTGTTAGTGGTGTTTTACGAGGATACAGAAAAACCGCTGGTGGTTTTATTTGGAAATATTTAGATTAATTTCTGTTTTAGATAATTTTATTATATAATGATAGTGTATAAAAATGGTGTACATGTCCGGTGCCAGGGCGGCTCGCAATCAATCATCAATCGTTAACCGTCCCACGTGCGGCGGCGAGAAGAAAGGAGGCCTTGCGCCCCGTATCGGTTGGTTTTTCCAATCCAATCCCACTTTAATCGGTGCTACTAACACACAATTTGGCCTCACTTGCCGACCCAATACAACTATCCAAACCCAAAGTTACGGATACCGTGCTACTATCGGTGGAAACATGGGTTAAGACCACCTTTAAGAAAGGTGGTTCCAAAAAAGTATACGACTTTAGGAAACGCGATAAGCAAACCCAAAAAATTAATTATTTATATTATGGACAAACTAAATATAAATAATTCTATATATACTAACCAAGTATAGTATTTTTTTTACCAATTCGAATCATATGGCCATTGTTTATAGAACAAGGTGAATAGTCGCCTCCTTTTGAATATTGTAGTCAGACAATGTGCGTCCATCTTCTAGCTGTTTACCAGCAAAAATGAGGCGCTGTTGGTCTGGGGGAATACCCTCCTTATCTCTAATCTTATCCTTGACGTTATCGATGGTATCTGATGGTTCTACCTCCAAAGTAATAGTCTTGCCAGTTAGCGTTTTTACGAAGATCTGCATATAAATTTATATATATTTTATTTCTAAATGATTTTATTTCTAAATGATTTTATTTCTAAATGATTTTATTTCTAAATGATTTTATTTCTAAATGATTTTATTTCTAAATGATTTTATTTCTTTATAATCTATTATTTTATAATTTGTTCTTGTTTTATAACCAAAAAAGAGTTATTAATATATCGAAAAAATAATTTAATAACAAGTCGTTAAACCTATTATATGCTAATTAAAATCGACGCCAGAGAACACGAGTTATTTAAAAAATGTGAATCCACTATTGCTGCTGTTCCCAAATTCAAAGATATACAATTGCTTTCCAGTGCTTTGCCGCTTGGTGACATTATTATTAATGATGGGGTCAATGATTGTATCATTATCGAACGTAAAACGTTGTCGGATTTAGCAGCTAGTATTAAAGACGGACGCTACGAGGAACAATCCTATCGATTAAACGGTATTCCACATCACAATCATAATATTATTTATCTAGTTGAAGGAGATATGTATCGGTTCAACACGTTTAAAGAGCGAGTTGATAAGCAAACCTTATATTCGGCGATGGTTTCAATTCATTACTTTAAAGGGTTTTCAGTGATGCGTTCGAATACTATTGAAGAGACGGCAATGATGGTTTGTAATATGGCATATAAATTGGTTGGAGGCTTAAAAGCTGGGAAACAAGGTTTTTATAGCAATACAAAATCGGAGACAAATGATTCGAATGGTTTAACAAATGGGTCAATAGACGAACAAAAACCGGAATGTTCAGATAAGGATTATTGCGCAGTTGTAAAAAAGGTGAAAAAGGATAATATTACAGCGGAGAATATAGGTGAAATAATGTTATGTCAAATTCCGGGTATTAGCGCAGCATCCGCATTAGCTATTTTAGCACAGTTTAAAACATTGCCTAATTTAATCAAATCGATTCAAGAGGATGAAAAATGCTTACAGAATATTTCCACAGTGGATTCAAACGGCAAAAGCAGAAAAATCAGTAAAACAGTTATAGCGAAATTGGTTGAATATTTGAAGCAATAAATGCGGTAATTAATATACAAAAAAATACACTGTTATAAAATGATAAACGAATTTGTAAAACCCGGACACTTTTATTCAGTTATTCCAAATATTACAAAAGATTATAATAATACAGATACGAAATTTATAAATTTGGATTTTAACGAAGAAACCCATAAAACGGTTTTAGCCGAAATAAGCGATTATTTAGTAACATTTGATAATACATTTGGTTCAAAAAATGTCTTAGAAAAGCAACAAAATTTACAATATTCTTTAACGAACGGGGCTTTCGAATGGATGGATGCGAGATTATTACATTACTTTTTACAAAAAAATAAACCTAAGAAGATTATTGAAATAGGTTCCGGAAATTCAACATTATTGACTTATAATACTAAAAAGATGTTTAATTTAGATTTACAAATAATTTGTATTGAACCATATCCAACTGATTATGTTAAAAAACTACATAATTTAGGAGAGATTACATTAATTCAAAGTAATTTAGAAAATGTCGATTTAAATATATTCAAGACGCTTCAAGAAAATGATATTCTATTTATTGATTCGAGTCATGTATTAAAATTAGATAGTGATGTATTGTTTTATTTTACAAAAATATTTCCATTATTAAATAAAAATGTATTGGTTCATATTCATGATATATTTTTTCCATACGATTACCCATTGGATTGGTTAAAGGAGGGGCGGTTTTGGAATGAACAATATATGTTATACACATTTTTACAATACAATACTAAATTTAAAATACAATTCTGTAATTCATATTCGGCTTTTAAATATTCCGAAGAACTAACAAAAATTCAACAAAATACATATGAAATTAAAAATAAACTAGCAGACATATTTTTCGGAGGCGGGTCAATATGGTTATTAGTTGCCGAATAATCATTATAATTATTGTACTATTTACAATCATTATAAATAGTACAACCATTTACTTACATACGCACGGAAAATCCGGTGAACATTTCTTTCCGTCCTTCACCTTAGTCCAGCACGCAAATCCTTTTCCTTTTAGGTCCGGTTCATCTTTTATGGCCCCTTTTAAAGAGTTGCCTAAAACTAACCAACAACCCACCGGACCGTGAGGTGACCCAGTTACTCTATAATTTGACTTTTGAAAGTATTTCGAACAGTCTTTTCTTGTTAGATCTTTGTATTTATGTGACACACATGTACCCTTTGATATCCATTTGTATTTTTTGAATGGGTTTTTCTTTGTCATTGTCTTTGACTTATTTGTCTTTGACTTAGTATGTGATCTCCTCTTTTGATAATGCTTCTTTGTTCCAGAATTACGCATCTGTTTTATAATATATAATAATATAAAAAAGTTGCTCTAATACATACAATAAATCTTCGGTTAGTTATTTTTAATGGGTAGAGGCGCAGTTAGTAAATCTCCGGTTGGAGTCCTAAAAATAAGATTGTTACCTTCTACAACAACCGTTGTATCATTTAATATTTTATGACATACTTCTTCTATAAAACAATATCCAAGAATTGATATTCCCGCGAAACCAGCTAAACTTAATGCCAAACTCCTCTTTGTTATTGTAAAACTTTCAAATGGTGAAAAAACATATACTGTGGTAAATGTCAAAATAGTACCAGATAATATTGTAAAAACTACGTCTCTTTCACTCATAATCTATTTTATAATTATTGGAGTGGATTCTTTATGCTATTTTGTTATATTCAAAGAGATAAGAGTTCTATAGATATTGCGGAAGTGATAAAAATAACTAAGAAGACTGAAATTGTGGACCTTTGTATTATAAACGCAAGATTGTCGAAACAGATTGATGCCGAAGAATCTTGTAATTCACTTTTTTTACACCTTTGGACATTTATGTTTTTGCTCCACTTTTTTAAAGTTGATATATTATATAATATGAACGATATTTTAAAAGTCATTGGTATCATCGTTGTTAGTTTAGTAATTATTAATTTTGCTATTAAAATGTTTCGATTGCAAACATCCATTGTTGAAGGTTTAACAAATCCGGATACCGGTACTGCGCCAGCTTCCGGTGTAGGCGCAACATCCACTTCCTATGCTGCGGGAATTAAGGCTTTAGTTGTCCAATTACAAGACGAATTGTTAGTATCTAAATACAGAAAAGATTACGAGGCCGCTATCATTAATTTAGACGATTATATCGGTTATTTAA